ATGGAATGCAAGGCTTCAAAAGAAGTTTTTCAAACTGAAAGACGCTCCTCATCAGACTTGGAAGATGTGGAAATAGAACCACAGGCAAGACATATCCAGAAATCGTCATTGTAAGGCCAATCAGTAGGACACAGATCTAATTCACCGCCACATTTTTCGCAATTATCCATTGCTTTCCTTGCTCTTTTGTTTTTTTAAGTATCTATCAAAAGCACAAATCCCAAAAACATATGAGCCATATGGCTCAAATGCGTATAAGGTTTCATCGAAAGCGCGAACGCATTCTATAACCTCATGATGTTCGTTTAGAATATCCAATAAATCATGAACAGTAAGTGCAATGGTTTCCATGTCAACGTCTGATAATCTACATTATGTCAGGTTAAAAATGCCTCTCACTTATCCCAAAATGGGGAAGGGTTTTCACTACGTTCTGGCGCAATTCTGAGGGCATCACTGCTTTTCATCTTTGTCAATATTTGAATTTGATTTGATAATGTGGTTTTAAGCATTATTGTCAACCTATTCCGCTTTCTTTTCTTCGCTTTTTTGATGAAAGAGACAATGACCTTGGGTTGCTAAACTGCCCTCGATTCGACACAATCGCTTATCTAGTTCCATGACGTTATGAGATAATTCTTTTATTTCGTCTTTCAATTCATATTTAAGATCTTTCATTTTCTTATCCAGTCTGGAATAAAAAAACCAAAGCATCGCAGCCATAGCCAAAAGCGTGGGCGCATTCGTTTCACTCAAAAATTTTATAACATGTTCGTACATAGGATTACCTCATTGTAAAACGGTTTTACATTCCTTCATCAGGACCAGGACCAAAATGGAAGTGCATATCTAAATCCTTGGCATTATCTCCTTCCAAGATTACCTTTATGTAATCCTTTCCTTCCTCAAGATCGTAGAAAAGGAGATCTTCCTTTTTCACATGGATAAATATTTGATAAGACATGTTTTCTTCCATAATGGCCTTTCAATTATACTAGATGCGTAGTTTACTTTGGAGTTCTTTCATTTTCTGATAAGCTTGCTTCTGTCCCTGAGAGGAATAGTCAGCAACTTGTGAATATGGCGCCGTAGCTACTCCTGTAGGTTGATAATATGGAGTTCTTTTATTTGCATCCACCTTTTCTTGTATTGTAGAGGCCTTTTGCTCAGGTTTATCTAGACCAAATTCTTTTATATTATGGTATACAAGCTGTTGTCTTTCGAAAGAATCAGGCATCCGCAAGATAGTGTTTGCAACATGCGGAGCCTTCTCAGCGAACTTTACAGCATGATTTTGCATTACATCATAGAAATCAGGATGCTGTTCTAGCCACATTTCTTGTTTTAGCTCTTCTTTGGCCTGGACTTTGGCCATCTCCATTGCCTTTTGAATATCAGTCTTCGTATTCTGGCCGAACTTAGAAAGCTTTTTATTGAGTCTTTTGTGATCGACATACGGCTCATTATAATCATCCTCATCTTCTTCCGCAGGAACCTCTTTCTTCATTTGATGGTCATTTGCTAATTTTAACGCTTCTTCGGCTTTTCTTTCCGCTTCTACTCTAGCTTGTCTCTCTTGTTTTAATTGATTTTCCAAAGCACGAAAGTTGTATTCTTTATCGTTTTGTTTCTGTTCTTGCGGCTGAACATTCTCTTGTACAGGAGCTGTCATAGATTTTCCTTTAATTTGTTGAATTTAAATCCGATCACATTAAAATTGAAATTAATATAAAAGGCAACTATATGATATCCGATTTTCAAAAAAAAACATTCTATGAAAACATGCACGCAGCAAGAACAAGACTTTTCTTTGAATTAGGCGAAGGGCCTTTCCCAGAGGCATTTCACAGATTATCTTCTTTTGAATGCGTGACATACGAAGCGATGCTAGACTCCGTAATGGAAACAATCAATGAACTGGGATATTCACTTGAATACAAGGAACCCGCATGAAATTAAATGTTCTAGAAACACATGACCGTTTACAGTATCTTAAGAAAGACCAAGCGATAAATATTAGTCAAGGAGCCGAAGATTGCTTAAGAAATAACCCTTTGTCATTGGCTTTACAGGAACTTTCTCCTTATGTTTACTTATTTGCCCATCCACGGACCTGTGACGACGGTGTTACCAAGAAAATGATGTGGCAGCCACGCCTTACAAAGCCCAAAGCCCAAACCAATTCTTATCTATTTAGAGCTCAGTCTAATTCAGATTTAATGGAAATATGTTGGTTGTTGCCTCCAGAAGAAATGTGGAAGCAATATAAATCCGGAAATGTTACTCAGCATGAGCTAGTCCGTTGGAGCATCGAAATGTATAAAAATCATAAGAGTGAGCTTGAACGAGCGCATGAAGATGATCTTCACGATGAAAAAATCAAATTTATATATACTCAAATAGCAGTGAAGATGGATACTGATAATCGACATTCACAATTAATGGAGCGTTTATATGGATCCGCTGAATCATCACAATCATAACGATGATGATGATATTTACAATCTTGAAACTGTAATTGATATTCTCGAAGAAATTCGTCTAAATGATAATGGTTATATAAACTATCCTAGAGCTTTACATTGCCTAGCTCTTGAAATTGCTGATATCCGCGATATGCTTGATGAAATAATGGAGCATCTCATTAAACGACAGACTTAGGCGGCGTTCCCAATCTTTGTTTATCCATAGTCACCATTCCTGTTCCTTCACGCATCTTTCCAAGCTTAGCTTTAATACCAGTGCCGTAGTAATCGCCCATTCCCATTGAGGTGTGGCTAGTATGCCAATCACCTTTATGAGGACCGCCTTTTTGCTTGCTAGTATGCGAGTTTTTCATAGAAAGAATTATTCGTGAACTTCAACACCAAGAGATTCATTATGTCCAACATCGATTCTCTTGGTTTTAATTCTTCCCACAGGCACACATTGATTAGAAGTTATCTTAGACTTTCCAATAGGTTGCGCGACACCCACACCAAAATGCCTTCCTGCGTTTACGTAACAACTACTTCTCTCATCATAAACCGGCGCATCAAAGTTCCAAGGATTTTTTCGATTTTTTTTCGGTAAATCATCTAAGGGAAGAGGTTTTTGAAAACCTGTGCTCATGTTGTTATCCTTTGCTTCGTTTATACTCGTTTATTTCTGAAAACAGAGATAATTCTAGTATCTATTAGGGACTTTTAAAGCATGTTTTTTCATCTGGGCTTTGTTATGGCGCTGCTGATTAGCAATTCTTTCAGTGGTATCTGGATAATCTGTAATAGTTCCATCACCTTCTTCAGAAGCATGCTCTTGCGTTTTTGCACCCTCTGGGAAAATAGATCCTTTGGAACGTCCGCCGGCCCAAAACGCATGGTCATCGATTCTTCTAGACATTTTCTACTCCTTATTTGAGAATTATTATTTATCTATATCATGAAATTCTAAACTTTCCAAGAATTCTTTACACAACTTCTGAAAAGGAAGATGGTTTAGCTCTGCTAGATTTTTTTCATATAATTGTTGTCTATATTCGATATTGCAGAGACAAGCTATACAATGCTTATCGCATCTGTCGCACAACTCACGCTCGCAGCTCATGCTATCTGCTGTTGTTGTCCCATTATCTGGGCGATAAAATCATTGGCCATTGCTGTTCGTTTAGCATCGGCTTTTTCTTGGTCTTCTTTAGCCTCTTGTTGGAACGATAATCCTTCAATCTGATGAGCTTTCAACATGGTCTCTATTTCACCGTATTTAGCAATCACATCAACAAGCTTCTCTAGAGCTTCCATCTTAGCTTTTGTAGCCATTGCTCTGTTCTGTGTGATCTCTGAAAGTCTTTCTTCAAATAAACCGATGTCTGCTTCCGATCTGCCGTGGCGTTCGCGTGCCATGGATATATTCGCTGTTGCTTTACTATACAACTCTTTCAACTTAGCATCTTCAAGTGCATGCTGAACCATCTGCATATCTTGCTGTTGCTGTTGCATAGCTTGTTCTTGCTGTTGTAAGAACTGAATAATCTCTGCTTTTCCAGTGACATTGAGCTTAGGAATGATCATAGAAGGCGGGAAGACTTCTCTTTGGAAAGCTGCGTTTATATCAAACATTTGCTTGGCTTGTAGATTCATCTGAGTGGGTGTGAGATCAGCTTCTTCAACTAACACTTGGTACTTTGCAAATATCCTGGAGTAGAAATAGGGACTTGGCTCTTGGCCCAAAAGCAACTTCACCTTCTCTGCATTCCAATTATTGAGAACGATTTTTAGCAACCTATCACCCATCAGCTTCAAGGAATAATCCCACTGATCAAAGTATTTTTGGAATACCATTAGATTGGCAGCTTGCTTAAGCAGTACTGTAAGGCTAGAAATCTGACCATCTTCTTGACCCGACCAATTCTCTAAGTTAATGCCGGAAGTGCTAAAGATAAGATCAGCCATCTGCTGTGCTAAGGCCATATCTGACTCTGGAACACCACTAGGAATGATTTTTTCACAGTCTGTCAGTTCGTAGCCTTCGTTGATTACGATATCCCAACCTTGGCCTGATTTCTTTAGATTATCTTCATTAGCAACAGCACCAACTTTTCTTTTCCACCCTGCGTTAATCGTTGCTGCGGTTATGTCATTGTTTGTAATTACTTTGTAATTAAACAAGAATTGTGGGTCTCTCATCGTGCGTACAAGCCCGCGTACGCGTAAATCATAGTAATTGATATGCGGTTCGTAGTTCCAGTAGACGGGCACAAATGGGCATTCATCAAATCCTAAAGGATTATCCCCTTGGAACATCAACTGATCATTCAGAACAACAGCAAGTTTCCAACATGGTACTTCGACAGTCACTTCTTCCATATCAGGGATATTGTAAAGAATCTGTTCTAAGTTTTCTTCACCACCAGCATAATCAAAGAATTGATTTCTAGATCTACTATAAAGCCTCTTTTTCTTTCTCCGCCATTTATACCAAACATATGACAGCACCATTAGGTCGTTTCTTGCCATATTGTAGTTCTCAGGAAGGAAATAGAAGCTACCATAACGTTGAGGCGTACCAGCCATCGGAGCAATCACGTCCATCTTTCCCGGGAACCTATCCTCAGCCTCTTTTTTGCTTATGTATTCCTGGCACCATACGAATTGGGCATCAGACATATCAGGACTGCGAAAATAAGGGTCAACAAGAAATGCATTGTATTCCCATATTTTGATTTTAAGATCGCCTTGGGCTTGGTCATCCCCTGAAGAGAAATCTAGATAAGGCTGAACAAGCACCATTCCAGAAATAGCTGCAAGCTCACAAGCCTTTGAAAATTGCTCATGACAGCCATTTAAGTTCATGCAGTGGCCAATCAAGCGAGAATACTCATCAGTCGTTTGAGGATCTGCTCCTTCTGTGGCCACATAGCTTACCGCCTTACGATGCTGGCGCTGATAGCCTGTCAGCATATTAACAGGCTGTTGCACTAAATTGAAATAGTACTGCTGAAAAGTACTTGTGGGCGAGAAGTTGAAATAACGATTTACGAACGTCTGTGCTGATCTGTTACTTTTGTGACCTATTTCTAGGCGGGAAAACCTCTTCGGATCTTCCTCACGACCTTCTTTTATTCGTCGTGTTCAGACTATCGCTTACCTTTCGGCCCCTCTCACTTAGTCGTTCAGGCTGCAATTACGCTTGCCCCTTGTTTGCCCGTCGGCAGTCCAAGTCAATCAGAGAAGGTTTAAACAGGGCCACTTTATTAACCCTGCGTAGAACAAAGTATCAATATTTGATTGATTCCAGCGCTTTTTATTTATTCTACTAACAGTCCCGCAAATTAAGACTGTTCAATAGGTTGGAATTTAGAATAAAGATTATCCAACCATTGTCTGACGTTCCCCTGATTCGGTTCTAAAGCATTATTCCACGGGGGATAATAGAAGCTCAAACAGCCCTCCGAAGTAAAAATTATTCTTTTACTACCTTATAACCGCGCTCAGTTAAAAATTCAATGTAATATTTTTCCAAATCCGAAACCCTTTGGCCTGCTGGTTGGCCCCCATTGAGGATCCAAAGCTCCAAATTTTCTATCCGATTATCATTTCTGATTCCGTTTTTATGATGTACTCTTTCAGTATCTTTCAAATTTCTACCCAAATGAGTTTCCATCGTCAACACATGTTGATATTTACGTTTAGTTTTTTTTGAAACGGGGCATTTATAACATACCAACAAGTAACCTTTTTTATTTAAATATCCGAATCCTTTTGGGCCTTTCGGAAAAACATGATCAATAGGCAATCCTTTAGAAATACGCAATTTTGCATTGTTAGCAACAGCAACTTTTTTTCTCCATTCGGAATGTTTTTCAGGATTTTTAACTCTATTATTGCGGTATTGACATGCAGTGCAATATTTGTATTTGGCACCATAATAAAATTCTTTTCCGCATGTTTCGCAAATGCTGAGAATTTTTGGATAACACTCGAAACAATACTTTCTATTCTTCAGAAATGATTCTCGTTCGCAGATAGCGCATTTCTTGAGCAGTTTTTGGTAATTTTTCTGATGATATGTTTTGTAATAACATTTTTTGCAAATCTTAGAATTTCTCGCGCCTATATCTATATTGCATTTTTCGCAATTTGCCACGATTTCAACCTCCTTAGTTGCGCCCGAAAATAAAGCAAGTCAGGCGGTAGGATTCCGCTTTTCGGTAGCGAACCTAGACTTGCGAAAGATATTGTAAGTTATTTATACTTAGATGTCAACGATTTTGATTTTTTCAGACTTTCATTGCACTTCGAGGGGACTATAATCCGTTGTTTCAGCGGCAGAAGCAATTGTGTCATAGTCCATTTGCTGAGGCTGTGGAGGGCGAGCCAGCCTTCCCTTTATAAACTCACCGTGAAAATGCGGAAAGGAATCACGAGAAGGATTATATATTGCTGTACAAGAAATGTTACAAAAATGAGTTGGGTCCATTTAAAGTTCTTTTATCTCATTTCAAATTTTTATATTGATCGGCGATTTGAGTAACAATAAAAGGTATTCTTTCCAATTGATTGAATGTGATTGCATCTGAGTCAATCATAGCAGCCAAATACAAGCAAAGAACCTTTAAATATTTTTCTTCGGGAATATCCATTTCTTCAAACCAATCATTCAATTTGTCCGCAAACCAAACATCTTCGCGCAAGTCACGAATAAATTCCAAATATTCTTCATTACAATTTTGGTTCATTATATCAATCAACAAACATTGTTTCTAAGAATATATGATTTATCTAATCCGTGTCATCTGCTCTTCATATATTTCGTTAAAGAGCTCTAAAATAATTTGTCTTGAGTCCACCCCTTTCTCCAAGTCATTGTATGTCGTAATCACAGCCATAGAATAGAGAAGTGCTGAAATGCTAATAACAAAATGGCATTCATTCAGTGTTCCAAATATCCTTTCGACTACACGGTCAATTTCTTTCGCGTATTCTTTAGACTTATCGAAGCCGCCCTTTTTTATTAGTTCGCCGAGGGCTAGTGAAGGTGATTTTTCGCTCATGAAATCAATCTATAAACATCGTTTCTAAGAATATCTGAGCGTCTTCTTTATCCTCAAAAGACTTGATGCAGATGTAATCATCGGCACTTGTATAACCGAAGATTTTATAGTATGGATAACCTAATGATGGCTCTTCAAGCTCTATCTTCCAGAAGCGATCTAGATTTATCCAATAGCCATTTTGCTTTGGCGTTTCTATCCAACGCCATGATTGCTTTTCTTTTTTCATTCCATTCCCTCTTCGATATCTTCTAAAATTCTTTTGAAAAGTCTTCTTTCATCTATTTCTTGCAAGAGCGTTGTTAAAATGCCACTCAAGACGAAGCAACACATCCTTTGATCTTCGCTCGCAAGCATTTTCTTAACCTTCCTATAAAGCTCCAGAAACTGGTCTGATTCGGTTATAGCATAATCTCTTGTTCTCATAGATACTTCCTGGGTGTAGGTGCGAATCTATTGGCTAGCCATTCATCGGGGTTGTGCTTTTCTTTATAAGGATTGTAAGTGGCAATATTGTGGCTTGCAATAGCATATCGGAGCGCATCGACTGCGTGATCTGCCTTTTTAACAGGCTTATCTTCGCCTTCTTTACTTTTGCGGGCATCCCAAACGTAGCCTTCGATTTCTCTAATGATGTTTTTGCATTGCTGCAGGATAAAGAGATTACCTTTAGCCATCTCTGAAGTCATCATTTGTATGCCATTGAGGACATCATTATTAGCTTCTACACATCGCATACTACGCTTTTGAAGAGTGATCTTCATGGCAAGTGCTGAAGGATCGATGTAGATCATGCGCGGACCATAAGGCTCTAAGAAGGCTGATATATTATCAGCGAATTCATCATTAGTCAACTGTCTTTCGCGTTTTATGCAATCCCAATACCATTCATTTTCTACCCAAACGCATTTGCCGATTTGCTCTCGCATACCTGTAGATATCCCTAAAACAAGACAAGCGAATGCATTGCTGACGCCATAATCGATGGATGCGATATAGTATTCAGCGGCACGTGGAGGGCGTTTTACTACATGCACATCTTTATCGAAGAAGTCGAAGATTGAGCCTTCAGCTAAGCACCAAAGTCCAAGATAATGGCGCTTATAGAATACTCCAGAAAGAGATTCTTTGATACGGTCCTTGTATTCGCGTTCAAGGAAGATATTATCTTCGATGGTGAAGTGAAGTGCGTAATATTTTGAATTGGGATCTTCGGCTTTATCGATCCAGTCTTTGAGTTTATGTGAAGGTGATGTTGGGTTCATGGAAGCGATTCCCATGCTATGAGATTTGCTAAGACGAGTATCAATCATATCGATGATGGATTCAGGATAGAGAGTCATCTCATCGCAATAGACTAAGGACATAGTCTTGCCTTGAAACTGGCCTATGGAGCCTTCATCTTTAGCTCCAATAGTCTTGATAGTCTTATCGCGGTATTTCAGAACTCCATCTCCTGGACGCCAAACGCAGAAAGGCCGAAAGATGCTCATCTCCTCAGATTCGAGTAAAAGCCGAATGACGTTGTCGTAAATTGTCCTTGAAGAGTATCCTACCATGAAGATTTGGCTGTCGGGACAATTATGTACGGCATGCATGAAACGAAAAAGAGTGCAGACTGTTTTACCTGAGCGAACAGAGCCCCAGGCTAAATTCCAGGGCTTTGTGCTGTTTGTGATGAACTCCCACTGTTTAGGAGCAAATTGATTTTTTTTCTCTGTCATATAGAAAAAAGCCCTAAGATAATCCTAGGGCTACATACGAAATGCGTTTTATAAACAATAATAAAAGAAAAGGGCCTTATGAACAATAACGAAAGCAAACTAACACGAGGAGAGCTACTAGATCATTTAAGAGATCTCATCAAGCTTTATGATGATAGGCCTCAGGGTGTGCTGATGTCTCCTGTTACACATGGCGAACTTCATTCTATATTATTGCTGTTGTATGCATTGCTACGAGGAGAAGATTGAAGCGCATTAATCTGTTCCATAAGAGAAGTAAGCTGCTTAAACATTTCCTCATTGCTAGCCTGCTCTTGGGGCGAATCAGATTGCTTAAGCCTGTTCTTGCCAAGCCAAATAAGCATAGAGTTATCGCCCTCAACGGCTTTCTTAAATTGTACAAGCCGTAGGAAGCTTTCGCCTTTAGATCTTTTTTCAGAGCAATAATCAGTGAAACTCATATTATATTTTTGAACAACTCTGTCGTAGAAAGTGTTTGGGTGCATGTCGTAATTGGCGGCAATTTCTGTTCCTAGGCATCCTGCCATGAGAAGTTCATCAACTTTATCCCAATCGATAGGTTTTTCTGGGCGGGACATTATTTCTTTTTCCTTTTTTTCATCATTTTTTCACCTAGATTGCATGCTGGATCGCGTTTTTTGTCTGCTTTTTCTAAATGAGAAAGTTGTTTTTCTACGTTTTTAGTTTCTTTTTTAATTTTGCGTATTTGCTTATCCATATAAACCAATTTAAAATTTAGAGTATAGAAAAAAAGGCGTTCATCGGAACGCCTCTGACACTTCTCGGAGAGAAGAGGTTTATTGAGGTAA